TTGAAATGAATTCTTTAGGTGTTTGTCCATTCAAATATTTAGCGAATGATTTATTCATCACCATTAAACCCATGTTGTAAAATTCTGCTCCTAAGTGATTCCAACGCCAATCAACGTCTTTTAGATTGGTGAAAGCACTGCGTGAATATTTGGTAATTTTGTTTTTGTATTTGGGTGTTAACGGTAATTCTCTTTCAACAACACCACCAAAGTCGTATTCTTGTGTTAAGTCTAAAAATATATCAGGTGCAGTTGATTTTATGTATATGTCGCTATCCACTATGGCGATCTGATCGTATCTATCGAAATATTCAAAAGCATTTTCTTTCTCGTAGATAGGCATATAACCTAATTTTTCTACTGCTTGTAAACTTCTACCTGTTCTTGAAGGATCTGGTCTTATCTTTAGTTTCGGTTCCGTTAATACTATGTGATCTATTGAATATTTTTTACAATAATCTGCTACACTATCGATACAAGTCGTGTATAACTTGCTAGGTTTACCTACACTTACTTGAAATATTAATCTTTTCATTTTAAATCCTTTGTGAAACTAAATTTTTTTGAATCGAATGTAACTTTGTTATTTAAATCGAAGTCAACTTCTAAAATGCCATTATTGATACACCAATCTGCAGGCATGGCTCCTTTGTTTTTTACAAAATTTAGGATTTTTTTGGCACCTTCTGGCTTCAAACAATATGCTCTAGCACCTTCCCACCATTGTCCTACTGGCATTGGTTTAGCAGGTCGAAATCCTTCAAACTTTAGAACATGATTAAAACTTTGATCTATTGAAAATGTTTTTTTGAAAACAACATCATGTTCAAATATACAAATTTCTTGATTTTCTTCAACACATTTATTCCATAATTTGTATTGACTAAGAAAACATCCTTGTGTTCCTGGTCTTGATAAAAGTCTTATACATTTTTTACTATGTGGATAAATTCTTAGATTATAGTCTTCTAGTTTTTCTTTTGTACCATCAACACCGTTATATAAATCAATATTCCAACCTAATTTTTGTCCGGTTGTAAGTGCATGATTACCCCATTCAACAGAATTTTGATGATTTTTTAAATGTATAATATACCCTTTAGGATTTTGCATTTTTCTTATTTCTTTTTTTGAGTTTTTGTTGCATTTTTTCAAGTTCTACTTTGTTTGCTATGTTTTTATGAAACTGTAATTTGTCTTTATCGTTGAACCATGCATATTTTAAGGACTTGTATCTAAATCCATATTTTTTTGTACCCTTTGCTGTACTGAATATTTCTCCACCAGATTTAAGACCCCAACTGTTCCATTTGTAAGGTATAGACACAAATTCTCTTGCATCTAACAAATCTTTTAGAACGTGTTGATCCACAAACCAGTAAATTGGCTTTTTAAATGCTTCAATCATATTTTGTGACAACTCTTTTTTAAATTTGTCACCAGGTTCGCCTATTCCAGGTGACACACAACTAGCAATATACACACTTGGGTCTTTAGGTTTACGCATTGCCGCGGGCCATGTTGAAATTAGTTTGAATTCGTGTAGAGGAATCCGCTCTCTTGCAATACCATCTGAATCTAATTGAATAACGTGTTGAAACTTTTCAAAAAATCTATTAAAATAAAAAAATCTAGCACTAGACAGGTATATTTTTCTTTTCAGTTCATTGTCTGATTTTGTGTTACAAATTTCTGGACCTCGATTGAACATTGGATGATCTTTTGCCAATTGGAATTGATCATAAAACCCTTCACAATGTATTTCGTAAGTGTATGTTATATTTTCGTCTTGTATTAAATGTTTTAAGTTATGTGTTTGGTCATATTCATAAATCATATGAACATGAACGTGTACAAGATTTTTTTTGTTCAAAGATAGTGTGCTTCGTGCCAAGTATTGTCCATGTTCTGCCCAATATGTAGGATCACAACTGAAATATATTACATGGGGTTTCTTGTTAGGCAAATCTCCACCAATGTGCAGTTTATCAAATTCCATTCTTACTCGCCTTCATCATTTTTTTGTCTTCTTTAGTAGGTCTGGTAAAAGAAATTTTACCTTTCATTCTTTTCGAATTCCATGAAACAGGATTTATACGACAATAACTTGTATTTGAATAAGTTAGCAGACATCTTATACTGTTAATTGCAACATCTGCCGACAATGCTCCTGAGGCCCACACTCCGTCTATTAATCTTTGAGCACCTTGAGGTTTAACAATATAACCATGAGCACCTTTGATGTGTGTTTTGTTGTAAAGTTCTAATCCTGATGCTTTTGGTCTTGATTGCATAAACACAGTTACATCTTCTCCACGATCCTCTTGAACTTTGTTGTCATAGTCTGTAGATAATCTACTCAACCAATCAAGATTGCATACTTCTGTAAATTTAGCAACAATACTGTGAGGAATATGTCTGATTATTATAGCATCGTGTTCAAGTATCAATATAGGTTTGTTTATTTCTATACTTTTTTTCCATAATAGCAAATGGGATATTAGACATCCAACTGCTCCAGGATTTAATTTTTTTATTCTTTGATTAAACTTAAAATCTTTTAAATTGTGTTTTTTCCATTCGATATCTATTTGTTTGCCATGGATTGCAGGAAAGATTTTTGGTTCTATATTAAATTTTTTAGCAGAATCAAAACATTGTTGGGATAACGATTCACTTGTTCGATTGCCTTGCATTGTAATGATATATGATGGGATATTCAAGTTCATTTTGAATATTTATTGTAATGTTTTTTGGTGATATGTTATATAGAAGCGTCTTCCATACCAGCAACTCTTAATTTAACAATGTTTGTCATCTGCCATTGTTTCTGATCCAGTCCTTTGGTGATGCCTAACCATTTATTTCTTAAAAGTGCAAATTCGTTGATAATTTTTTCATAATCAACAACATCTGATTCACCATCCACGTATTTTTCTACATCTCTGCTGGATAATGCTCTTTGATAATTTTCTAAATATTTTTTAAAGTGCGATGAACGTAATCTTCTCAATTCAATATTCATGTATTGTAGGATTGCTTCTATTTCTTGTAATTGATTAAATCGTTGTTCAACTATTCCGGGCATATCTGCTGATGCTTTTTCAATATTGCCACGTATTCTAATTTCTGACTTTGCTTGTATTAACTCGTCTTCATAATGCTTGATGGCATCAGGTATAACACCAATATCTCTTGCTATTTTCTGATACCACCCAGCCATTAATAATCCTCTTCTTCTGATTCTTCATCCAAATAGTATTGGATTGCTTTGTCTAGATTATCATCTGCACCTAAGGCATCTTGAAACTGATCGTCTCCAACGCCATAGTCTGCCATTAAATCTACAAATTTTTCAGCAATCAAATCAACAGGTTGTTTCCTGTCAAAGTACTCTTTGAAAAATTGCCAAATTTCAACTATCTGACTTCCTTCCATGTCTTATTCCTCTACCGTGCTAGTGTTTGTTTCTTTAGTTTCTTCTACAGGTTCAGGAATACTATTGAACTCTTTCATAATATTGTCCAATGGTTCTCCACCACTTTCCCATACTTTACGATATTCTTTAGTTTCTGTTCCTTTAGAATCAACATATTTAAGTCTGTTTCCTTCTTTAACTAATATACCTTTCTTTTCAAAAAGATCAACAAGTCCTGAATAAGGATTCATTCCTGTTTCATATGGAATTTTAACTTGTACACCTTCAAAAGGTTTAGCATATCTAGTTTTCATCACTTTACAACCAGCTCTGATTCCTTTGACTTCGCTAATTTTATTACCATCTGCGTCTTCTTTCAGTTTTAATTTTTTCATTGCAACCACAATTGAAGATGCATAGATAAATCCTTGTCCACCTGATATTTTATCATCTGGATCAAACATGTCTTGCGATGCATATGTGTGGTTAGTGCATACAAGTCCTACATTGTGTGAACCAATCATGTTAACTGTGTTTCTAACAAGTGATGTTAGTGCTTTAGGTTTTCTACCCATGTCACCCTTCATGTCACCTTTTTGAAACTGATCAACATCAGTTGGAGTCAACAACATACCTAACGAATCAATCACAAACAATACTTTTGGTCTGTCTTCTTCATTCATTGCTCTGTAGTCATCCATAAATGTTGATACTGTTTTAGCAACATCATCTATCATGCTCATATTAAGTTTTAACAGTTTCTTTTCATCAGTATCCACTTCTAATGCTTTTAACCATGTTTCGTCAAGTGCGTTCTCTGAATCAATCAACACAACAAATATGCCTTGTTCTTGTGCGTGTTTTACAATGTTACCTGCACAAATGTATGACTTACCTGCTCCTGATTCACCTGCAAACACAGTTACTTTTCCTAATGGAATACCTTTGTTAAAATCACCACTGACCAAATAGTTCAGTGCGTAATTGCCTGTAGAAATCCAATCTGTTGGATCATTAAATCCACTGCTCATTCCTGTAATGGATTTTGTTAAAGTTTTTCTAAACTTACTAACGTCAAATGCTTTTACCATAATTTTTTACCTTTAAGTTGTGTGGGGAGTTGCCTCCCCACAATGTGCTTATTATTATTTTTGTTGTCTTGCTCTGATCATTGCTAAGATGTCCTCTGCTTTTCCGCTTGATTCAGCAGTTGGCTTTGGTGCTTCTTGCTTTGTTTCAGCAACTGGTTCTGCTTTCACTTCAGCCGCTGGTGCTGGAGTTTCTGCTTTTGGAGTTACTGGATCACCAGTTTTTGATGACAAGCCTGCGGGTCTAAAGTATTGACCAAATTTATCTTGATCATATGCTTCACCGTCAACAGATGCTTCAAACATTTCCTTCATAACCTTAACTTCAACTTCGCTAGGTTTTTTCGGAAGGAAATCATTAAGATTGAAAAGAGTGTTGTTTTCAATCGCTTTGTTTTCATCTTCTGTTAAAGGTCTTGATTTTCTAGACCATGTTGATGTTGAATAGTCAGCATATCCACCTTTGGATGTTTTGATAATTCTAAAATCAACACCACTTGTTGAATCAGTTGGAAGATCTTCCATATCTGGATCCATCAATGCTCCTTTAATTATTTGGAATATTTGTGGACCAATTATGAATCTTCTAATTGGATTCTCTGGAGTTGATTCTTCTCCAATTGGATCGTCTTTCACAAAACCTTGGAAAATATAACTTCTTTTCTTCCAATATTTTCTTCCTAAATCTTCTAATTTAGGATCTTTGAACCATCCTCTTACTTCGGATAAGATTGAACAAGACTCGCCGTACATTTCCATACATGGAACTTGTACTTGCACTGGTCTTGAATCTGTTTCACCTTTGATTCCTGCGAAAGGTAATTTAATCATTAACCTTTCTTTCCAGAAAAAAGTGTTTTCTTTATCGCCATCTGGCAAGAAACGAACAGTTGCCTGCTCTCCTTCTTTTAGATTCCAAAATGGGTAAATGGCGTTGTCTCCGCCTGTTCTTGAATTAGAGCCGCCTGTTTTAACTTCTTGTTCTTTCAGTTTCGCTCTGATCTCTTGTAGTGTTGCCATAATTTAAGCCTCCTTTATTGCCTGTTGTTATTATATTATGTGCCTTTAAAATATTAGTATAGCACAAGACAAACATAATGTCAAATATATACTAATATTACTATTTAGTCAACCGGAAATGGTAAAGTTAATTATTGAACGCCTGCTAATTTTTTGATTTTGGCAATTTCTGGATCTTTGTTTGCCATTAAGTTTTGAATTGTTTCCTGAGCAGTGCTCACAGCACCGTCGCCAAATTTCTTTTCTACTGACGTTAATACTGCTGTTTCACCTTTGGGAAATTGATTTGATGTGTAGTCAAAGAAACTCTTAACGAACTCTTCCACAGTGGATTCTTTGTCTGTAAATTCCTTCTCGTCTTGGTCTTCTGCACCAAATTTAGAACGCATTCTGTCTGATTCATAGTCGTAATCTTCTTGTGCGGCTTTCAATGCTTCTTCGTGTTCTGGACCGCCTGGTTTAATCATGTCATTTGCGAAATCATCATCAACTTTGTGATTTCCATCGTATGTGTATTCACCTCTCAAACTGTTAGGATCAACTTTACCATTGATGGCTTTGTAATGGATTTTACCGTATGCCATTTCTCCATCATCACCTGGCAATTCATATTCGAATGAACCTTCGTAATCTGTTTCTGGATTTTCTTTTTGTACTTCTTTGTTTTTTAATTTATCAAAATTTGTTTTTAAATATTCCATTGCATCTTTGGCATTATTAAATTTTGTTACAGATTTTTCATCTTTGTCTAAAATATCATACACCATCTTACCATCGTCACCTTTGTACATAGACACATAAGGTTTAATGTCTTCAAATGTTATTGCTTCATTTTTTTGATGATCTTGATAAAAATCTCCAGCCATATCAATCGTACTGTTGTATGTGTCCTTGAATTCTTCCATGTCCATTGATTGTGCATCATCCGCCATGGCTTTGTATTGTTGTACATCCTTTATGCCATAAAGTTTATCAAAACTTTTCATATGTGGATAATGACCTTCTGCAACGTCCTCTTCTTCTTCAGTTTTCATATCACCTGTTTCGATTTTTGAAACCAGTGTAGGATCTTTTTGTGAAATATAATCTAAAATCATTGGACGCATACAAGCATCTGAATCTTCATTTGCCGCTTTTTCAATT